AAGGACCATCAAACGCAAGCCCTTGACAACGGTGTCGTATTCATCCTCGCTGAGTGTACGGACGTGGAACATATTGTCCTCAAGACGAAGCTTTTTCATAATAGTCTCCTTACGAGATAATATCTTCGACTTAGAGGGAAATTTCCCCCCGGGGTTTTTTTGGGATTCGAATATCTGATTTTCAAAAATATAAAGGCCCGTGTTTCAGGGCCCTTATATTCTCTCCTTGGATTCTTGTCTATCTTGGTGGGCGCAACACGAAGCTCAGCGCTTTCGAACTGATCACGTTCACGCTCTCATGTTTGATGATCAAGATGATTCCCAGAAGATTCGCAGCGACGGTGAGCACCACGTCCTTACTCACGACTGATGGTTTTTCTTCATCCATCAGCTCATGCAATCTTTCGACGATGGTCAACATCTTTGGGTAATCTTCCGAGTTTGGCATCTCGGTTCTCAAACGAACGAGGGCGCGATCGAGTTCACTTTCAAGTAAGCGTTGATACCTCGGCACCTCCTTAGAATTAAACACATTTCTCCTTCGGTAGAGTTCATTATAGGCAATGTTTCACTTGCGATCAGAACTCTCTTCCGAAGTACCTGCGCCGACTTTGAAGATTACCGCTTTTTTAAATCTCAGCTCTTCCGGGTATTCATCGAGAATGAGCGAATATACTGTCTTATCACGACTATCTACATCTACGAGTAGCGTACCGCTATAATACCTGAACTTGTATGTTACCCAAGCGTTTAAAAGGTAACCAGCAAAGACTCCAGCCCAAAATATAAGTATCCCGTAAAGTATTGTCATATTATCCAATCATTGCAACCGTAGGATAAGCCTTCTCTCCTGAACTGTCTTGTGCTCGAATATACTCGGTAATTCTAGCCGATTGAACCACCCCGGTATTCCCTTCTACTTCGATGATGTCGCCAAGATGGTAATTAATTCCATATTGGAACTGATTCTCAGGAACAATCTGTCCATCTACGGATTTGATGTAATGATCCTTGGTAAGCTCATCGAGAGCTCGGCTATTCAACAATTCGACAACTTTTGCTTGACTTCCTCCAACCATGTCCGTTGTAATATCATCTGCAAATATCTGTTGAGCGCGCAAATCAAACCCGGTATAACTAGAGTCAGTTCGACTTTTTACACCAGGTACTGTCGTCAGCGAAGGCTGACCTTCATCAGGTTTAAGCCCCGGTGCGAATGCATATACCAGTGTTTTGAGTGCTGCGATAGATTGAACTTCTTTAATATCTGTAAAAGAATCCATCTGTGGAGAGAAGCGAACCACAGGGTTGACCGATTGACCACTCGTATAGTCTAGGCCCTTGTAGTTGCGATAGCCGAGTACATACGACGTATCAGTGACTGAGGTCAGAGAGATTTTCATCCCAACTTCATACGTAACCGCGATATTATCTCGAATAGTCGTATACACTGGGCCATAAGGAACCGCCACGCTAATCTTCGGTCCCGTATCGTCATAGGCTTGAAGAGTTAGTCCCGGAATGATTAGACTTTGAGGATTTGTCAGACCGATGTTAATACTGCCACTCAAATATGGGCTACCTTGACAACACATGTTGTAAAGAACAACCCACATCATGGCACCAGCGGTAAGGTTATCAAGCGGCCAATATCGATCCTCATGCTTGTTTGTCGAACGAATAAAGCGGTTATCCAACCACTTAAGCAGAGAAATCCCGGTAATCTTAAGTTTACCTTCTTCAATATTCATCGTCTCGAGGATCATGATCTCGTCAGAATTGTCAAGACCCAGGAATCGACCCAAGGTAAGTTTCTGAATCATTTCCATTGTTGCCGGAACTACCAGCTCAACTTCACTGTCTCCGTAATATCGCTCGGTCCAGATAACCGACTCGAATTCGTCGATTATACTTACTTTGTGGAAGCTTCGATCGAGGGTATAAGGCTCCATTAGAGACCGCCAAACCGCTCAAAGTAGGTAAGCGTCCAATCCTGTACGCCCTTATCGGTAATAACCGAAAATTCATTATCACCAGGCTCAAGAATTGGCCAAATCGAGCCTTCTTGAATATGGACCTTGGAAAGAAGGTTGTTGATCACTCCCGTGCCCATATTGACGTTCTGAACGTATTTATTCATCGGAATAGAGTTTACCTCGAAGTACATCGATGAACTCACCGAGGCAGCTACAGCAAAATATGACACAAGCGGATCGCCGATTTGGATTGCAATATCGGTAGGATCTGGAGTTGCAACTTCGGTAACTTTAACGTTCAGTCCGGTTTCAATCGATCCGTTATATGTGACTACTTGGGTTACTGGAGCTCCCGCCCGGATCGTTTGTCCCGTCACGACACTCGGCTCGACCGCGGTGAAATATGGATCTGGACAGATGATCGAAACTGCGAGCTCGATGTCTTTGCTGAATTGATTCACGCCAACAGATTCGACAACGCCATAGATCTCTACGGTAGGCATGTCGTCGCTGAGAAAAACCAATCGAGTAGGTCTCTTTGGCATGAAATATGAATAGAGAAGTCGACGAAGGCTTTCGTATGTCCAAGTTTCCCAATCAGGGTTCGGATGTAGTGTCAGAACAATGTTTCGGCCCAATACGCTACTGCCTACGTACGATGCTCCATCGACAGAGCCCAATGGTGATGTATTAACTGACGCTTTGACCGGTTCCAGTCCCGTAATCCCTCGAATATGAATCAGATCGTCTTCAGCTCTTGGCCCAGAGCTCAAAGGTAGTTCAGGAGCTGAAGGCCATGAACTAAATGCTTTTACTTCTGTTAGCACAGCTTTCAGAGCTCCTTTTGTAGGTGACGGGTGTACTCGAGTCAGGGGAGTGACGGCCGAATACACCCGCCATGTGTGTTAGTTAAGAGAGAGTGCTGACTTAAGCTGTGAAAGCTGGTTCTTTGTCTGCCTATAGATCTCGATCTCGGTCAACGCCGTCGGTGAATAATTGTTCTGCTCATATGTAATCGACGTTCCACCCGGAGCCACAGCCGTTTGATCAACTAGGACTGCTTGCTGCTCGGCAGAAATACGCGATGCTTGTCCGTATGAAGCCGCGGCAGTAATCGGAGTCACTTGCGTCAAGGCTCCCAATTCACCTGCCTGAGCTCGGACTTGCGTAAGATCGAGAATTGGTGTAATAACAGGATTCGGATTCAGCTCGTCCGTGACCAAATCCGAAATATTACGCATTGACTGCTTCATCGTGTTCAACGCGGAGTCGGCTGCATCATTTACTGCATTCGTAACCACGCTTGCTGAAGCAATAAAGCCCTTGGCCAAACCCTCCATCGCATAGCGGCCGATTTCGGCAAATACCTGCGACGGAGACTTGATCTTCAGTCTGCGGTTGAAAGCGTCGACGATATCGTCGGCCATGTCTTCCATTTCCTTCATCAGCCGTGCCTTCTGAGACTTCAGACCCTTGATCAAGCCGAGAGCACTCTGCTTACCAGCATCGTACAGGTTCTTTGCTGCTTGCTCACCAAGCGTCTTAGAATTCGCTTCGAGCTGGGCGTCAAGAGCATTTAGACCCTCAACTGCCGTCTTACCACCGGCAAGCAGCTGATTGGCGAATTCCTGATCGGCCGTACCCTCTGTGAGCAGCTTCTGGTAAGTCTTATCGTCCAAGCCCAGCTGTCGTAGCTGTTCGAGAGTGGACTGATAAGCAGCGACAGCATCGGCCTGATTCTTGAGCGCTTCCATATATGTGGCCAACTGATTAACCGCGTTACCTTCAGCATCTTTGGTGACAATATCCGGCAACTTCGAATACTGATCCGTGAATGCCTTGATATTGTCCTCTCGCTGCTGCTCGAGCTGAATCAGAGAGTCCTGAGCAGCTTTCAGCTTCTCGCTGACCGTCTGGTATTCCGCGGCAACGCCTTTAAGCGCGTCCCTTTGAGTTTTCAGAGCACCGACCAGAGCTTTATGCGCAGCTGTGGATTTTGCCAGAATAAGTTCGTTTTCGGCGAGAGTTTTCTGAATCTTCTTGAAGTCGGCGGTGTCTTCTTCGCCTTTGGCTCGCATTTCCTTCAATTTCTTTTGCTCTTCGGCGATTGCTTTCCGAGCCTGAGCCATCGAAGTCGTCAACTTGTCGTTCAGTTCCTTGAATACCTTGTCGATTTCCTCAGGATAGTCGAGCAGACCCTGGGCAAAGCCGTGCGTAACGTATCTGCCGATTTCGCGCAGAGTTTCGGATCCACCGTACTTCGATACCTTGAAGACCTTGTTGAAGTGGTTGAGGTATTCCTTACTGATCTGCTCGGCCGTCTGATAAAGCTCTGGCGCTTGTTCGTTCATACCGCCAGTAAGACCGTTTATGATTTCTTGGCCGATAAACCAAGTTACTTCTGATGGCGATTTAACTTTAGGAATATGGTGCAAAAGACCCATTGCTTTGCCCATGATTCCAGACACTTTGCTGTATAGTTCTCCAGCTTTACTGACCAAACCACCGGTCATACCGTCGATAATGGCAATGCCGACTCTCATACCAGCAGCGCGCATCTCACCGGCGTGAGCGTTGATCGCATCGGCAACACCGTTCAAGAAGTAGATAACCGCCTTCATTCCTGCATTGACAAGCTTGACCGATGCTTTAGCAAGCGCGTTGATGAACTTGATGATCGCGTTGGTCGCCGCGGTAACAATTCTTCCACCGGCATTACCCACGCCAGTGATAAACGCCACGATAACGTTGACGCCCGCAGTAATAGCCCGGCCCAAGTTACTGGCAATGGCTTGCAAGAAGCGCGTTAGGACACTCAGCCCTGCCGTGGCGATTCGTCCGAGGTTGCTGGCAATGGTGGTGAGAAAACTAGTAATAATCTTAAGAACCGTTACAGCTACTTGCCCATAGCCACTGAGAACGCCTCGGATAAAGGCTGTCATTACGTTCAGACCTGCGGTGACGATTCGACCGATACTACTGGCAATCGTATTCAAGATCTTGACGATGATATCGACGATTAAGGTGATAAGCGCCGGAACGTTCTTCCTAATACCCTGAAGGAATGCGACAATAAGGTCGAACCCGGCTTGAATGATCTTACCCTGATTGGCTCTGAGAGCTGCTACAATCGTGTCGATCAGTGCGGTAGCCAAGGGAACAAGCTTAGGAGCAATCTTGATAATCCCATCGACAAGACTGTTAAGAATCTTGACGAAAGCAGCAACGAATTGCGGAGCGGTATTAGCAATCGCCCTTACAATCTCCAGCAATCCGAGAACCAGCAGTTTAGCGTTCTGAATGATCCCTTTCTGCAGCGCGACGAAGGCTGCAACGATTACTCCTACTCCCGTCGGAGCTGCTACTACAAGAGCGCTCAGACCGGTTGCGATCAAGAATATCCCCGCTCCAGCTAGCGCCAGTCCAGCTCCGATCAACGTCAGCGCAACTCCAAGTCCCAACAACGACGGGATGGCCGGGGTGATTAGGGCTCCCGCTATACCAATAACTGTAAGGGCAGCTGCTAGCGTTATCAGACCCTTCAGAATGCTCCCCCAAGACATACCTCCCAAGGTTTTCAAAGCCCCAGCAAGCATGGAGATTCCTGCGGCAGCAACAGTCAGAGCAATTGCTCCACCGATTGACCCTTGCATAGCGTCCATACCCACGGCCAGAATAATCAAAGATCCGGCAAGAGTACCCAGGCCTTTGCCGATTTGCGCAAGAGACATTCTACCCATGCTTTGAATCGCGGCTGCAATCTTTCCCAGAGCAACGGCAACCAGCACTAGACCTGCGGCTTGTGCGATCATTCCCTTCGGCATTATCTTCATCGCACCGGCAATAACAACCAACGCACCTGCCGTAGCCACCAAGCCCTTGCCGATTGATCCCCAATCCATACTGCCGAATTTACCGATAGCCTTCGCAAGGATATTGAGACCAACCGCAATGGCAATAATCGCCGCGCCTTGCAGAGCCATTCCTGTCGGCATTAGCTTCATTGCGCCTGCGACAATAACTAGTCCGGCAGCTACTCCACCCAGTCCCTTGGCAAGCTCGCCCATGCTTAGTCCGGCCATCTGCCTGACAGCAAGCGCCAACAGATTCATCGCGATTGCTAGGGCTGTGATACCAATTCCAGCTCGGATCATTCCGCCCGAATTTGCTGACAGAACGGTTGCGGCAGCAGAAATCCCGATCAAGAGGAAGCCGACGCCACCAAGACCTTTGAGCAACTCCTCCCAACTGAGCTTGCTGAGCGCAAAGACCGCAACCGTGAGAATATCGATCGCTCCAGCCAGGATAATCAGTCCTGCGGCGATAATCGGTAGCTTGATGAATCCACCTGATGCGGCAATCTTGTCCAAGATCTTCATTGCACCCAGTAGCTCGCCCAACATTACGCCGATACCAATCAAAGCTTGGTTAAGCTTCTTTGGATCGACAAATGAGAGCGCAACAACTGACGCAGTTAGCAGAGCGATCGCAATAGCGATTTCTTTGAGTGTCTTTGCTTTGACATTCTGCTGCATCGACACCATCGTGCCCTCGAGCGCCTTGAACGATCCCGAGATATTCGCCATAATCCCTCCGGCAAATCCCTTGCTGATCTGATCCAAGAGACTTCCTTTGCCGAAGAAATTCTTGAGCAGCAATACCAATCCACCCAGCAGACCGGTTCTGATTACGGCCAGAATCGCCTCGAAATTCATAGACGATGCGGCCTTACCGATTGCTTGACCGAGTCCGTCGATAAGACTGACAATCGCTTTGACCGCCGGATCCAGATTGGCGCCGCTGATGCTGTTGACGAACTTGTCCCAAGCCTTGGAAACTGCGTCCATAATTCTTTGCAACGGAGTCATCGACTTGGTCATTGAACTCATTTGGTCGGAAAATCCCCCGGAGGAAAATCCGCCAAACAAATCGCCCAGTGCATTGGCCAAGACACCCAGCAATTTGATCGGAATAGCGAGGATATTACCAAGTCCAACGAAGAACTTATGCAACCCATCGCCCTTCTTCATCGCTTGATCAAGCGCGACGAGAAAATCACCAATGCTGCCGGTAATCTTCAGAAAACCGCCCGAACCACCGGTAAGCGCGCCGAAAAGTCGGCCGAAAACGGTAAATATACCGCTGATAATCTGCTTACCGATATCCAGAAGAGCAAAGAGGCCGCGGAACGTACGCTTCAAACCGTCAACAGTGGTTGCACTAGGCTTGAGCGCTTCTGCAAACGCCTTGAATTTCACAGTTAGATCGAAAAGATTCTTTCCTGTAGTTGCAGGGAAAATATCCCTAAATGCTTCCTTAATCGGCTTGAGAATCAGGCCCAGGTTGTGAAAAGCTGTCTTGATTCCGTCGATCAATACCGTACGCCCACCAAGAGCTTTCCAATCCGCCAGGATCTTGTTGCGAGCATTGGCATTCGTGTTGATAAAACCGTTGATCGTGTTGGAGAGCGCCGTGAAGGTGCTTTTGGCTTCGGTGAAGTTACCAAATATGATCTGGAACGTCTTTGCCCATCCCGAGCCAATCGTTTCTTTGGCAACGTCAAATACCTGCGTAATCGTCTTGACCTCGGTCGCAGCATGCATTGCCGTCTTGGCGGTCTGCTGAATTGCCTTGATCTCAGCATCGTTGAATCCCTGAGCCGCAAGCTGAGCGTCAGACAGATCGCCCGTAAACTGCGAAAGAGTTTGTGTTAGGACTTTAGACGTCAGCCAAGACGCTTTACCTGGAGTCGACAACGATTGACGGAATGCCTCGCCGTTAATCGTGACGTTCTTCATCGGGCCGACAAGATCAACGGCACCCTTCTTCAGCGTACCCATCTTCTCGGCGTTCTGAGCCAAAGCGCGCTGGAAAACGGTACCACCCATGCCCGCATTGACCACCGAGTTCCAATCCTGCAACTTCACTGATCCAGCAGCGATAGCCTGCGACAGCTGATACATAGCTGTCGATGCCTGATCAGCATTCGAGCCCGAAAGCGCCGCCAAGTTAGCAATACCCTTGATTGCGGCAGTCGATGTCTTCAGATCTACACCAGCAGCCGTGAAGGTACCGATGTTCTTGGCCATCTGGCTGAAGTTATAGATCGTCTTGTCCGAATATCGGTTCAACTCGGCAAGAGCGGCGTTGACTTGCTTAAGATTCGTTCCTGCGGCCTGGGTATTGGCCAGAATTGTCTGGATAGCGTTTAGGTTCGTCGAGTACTCGGCAAAACCCTGCTTGATTGGATCCAGAGTGAACGATTTGATAAAGCGGCCAGCAAATCGAACCGCTTGCGCCGCCAACTGTCCCATTACACTGATTGCAACCAGGCGAAGTGACTCCAACGCGCTTTTAATCTTGTCGACACCGCTGGAAATATGACTAAGATCAACGCCTTTGGCTGCTTTACTAATATCGTCCAGACCCTTGCCTGCGGTTGGGAAGTGAATAGCCGCTTTTAGTTTTTCGAGAGAAGCGATAGTTCTATTGACGCCTGCCTCGAATTTACCCGATTCAAAGCTAATGGATACGACTTTGTCATCGATAGTCGCCACTAGATGCTAGCCACCTCCCTCATGACGTCGGCTACGATTTGATCAAATATCGGTCTCATCGCAGGGTTAATATAATCTCGTCCTTGCACATAGCCGCCCGTACCCGTTCCATGCCCGTATTGGATCATCACCGCAACATGGAATCCGTTCTCAACATCACTGTTATGCCAGCGAATAGAGAAATATCCTGTCCGTTGCACGATCGAATACGACCATGACGATGCGGCCAAACCTGAGTCAACTGGCGTGGCATTGGACAGCGCGTTTTGACCTATCGATCCGTACTTAGCCCCGACTGCAAACATCTGAGCGCTTTTTAGTTTAGCCAACCATCTTTCTGTGTTATGAAAATCACCTTTCTCTGTGATCGTGATTACACTCATGATATCTCTATTCCGAAGTGAGACGAAGAACTACGACACCCTTGTCTCCAGGCAAATATGCGCCTTTGGACTGGCCGTAGATAGTGGGTAGTCCGTTCAGCGGGGCTGCTTTGGCTCCACTCGCTCCGCCAGGTACGATATTCGCTGCTCCCGTGACGGGGCCAATGTCTGGAGTATCTCCAGGACCGTAGACCGAAGTGTCTCCGGGATTGTAAGATCCTCGTCCACCGGATGTAGCCGCGTTACAAGTAATGGCCCCATATTTACCGACTCCTCCGGCACCTCCACCTCCACCTTTTCCTACATTGGTGAGCGAATTGAACGAACCATCAACGCCATCCACACCAGCCGTGCCAGGACCAGTTGCTGTAGGAGTACCCACAGTTCCGCCCGCAGCTCCACCACCGACAGTCGTACGATTCCCTGCACCTCCTGCACCACCATTCGCTTGCGAAGGAGCAGTATCCGAAAGTACTTGGACGCGCTTACCACCTTCGCCACCTGAAGCTCGACATGTCGTACCGTTGAATGTCGAAGCTCCTCCATCGCCACCATTAGTAGTTTGAGAAGGATCACTGGCATGTTCAGTTCCTACAGCTCCGCCAGCACCAACTACAACAGGACAACTATCAGGCAAAACGGACAGCAATCCTCGAACTCGATGGAAACCTCCGCCACCGCCCGCTCCGCCAAAACTTCTAATTTTGGTACCTGTATTAGCGGTGTCAATACCTCCACCGATTCCTCCGCCACCACCAATACAAATAACTTCGAAATGCGTGAAACCTAGATCGGTATACTTCAACGTGTCGAACGTTCCATTAGCATCGAATCTTACAACCAACGGAGCAGGACGAATTAAACTTCCGGCAAGCTCGAATCTCATCTTGATCAGTCCAGTTTGACGATATAAGGCACGAAAACGGTTGGCTGCATGTTCTCGTGCGCGTTGTTACTACCCGCATTCTGAACAACGATGCCAGTAGTAGCAGGATTAAGCATGGTTACTGGTGCAGTAGGCGCCGTGCCAAAACGAAGAACGCCATTAAATGGATTTCCTGATCCCAAGTTTACATACTGTTTATCGGTATGAACGTGTCCTGGATCATAAATTCCATGCGTATGCGTAGGCATTTCCGGAGTAGTAATAACATGAATCTCTTCTCCGGTTTTGCTCGCAATCACGATCGAAACTGCACGCGTAACTCTATTCGCTCGAGTTCCACCCGGCATTTGATCCAATCCTGCTGGAACTAGACCGCGTAGATCAGGAACTCGAAAGAGTGCCGCTGGAGGATCGCTGGCACCGGCAAAAGTACGCCATCCTGGCGCAATAGCTGCAGCTGCCTTCGGATATGTTGCAACATCATACGTTGCTCCGTCCGCCCATACCCATTTACCGTAATTTGCGGGATCCGGGAGAGCGGTTCCAGACCAAAGTTTAACCTCACCCGGAATCATGCCACCGGCGGGACCAGCAGGACCGATTGGGCCAGGAGGAAACGGTCCGGTATCGACTGTTGAGCCATCTTGTTTATGAAGAATTAGATGATCGCCAACGATTTCACCACCAACAACAGTCGCTGCTTCAATTTCAAACATTCTTTCGGCAGTAAGACCGGTAATTGTAGCCATTTCACCTCCTTAGCCTGCTTCGCCGATATCGGTGGACGAAACGTTATATGTATCTGCGTCAATATATGTCGCATCTGCACCGTTGATCGTGAATTGAGTGGGATCGTCCATGACGATAAAGGTATCCGACTCGTCAATAGCCGACCAAGTACCATCTCCATAATCGATAATGAGAAGCGCACCGCGATAACCGAAATATTCACCGATTTCTGTGATAATCGGCAAACTAGGAGGATTTGTCGCCGTCCCATACAATTTACCTTCGATCAATGCCAAAATTTCAGGCGGAGTTGTCCTTGAATCGATGGTGATGTGAACCGTTGGTCGAGATTTAGGAATCGGTTGTGGAGTTCCAGTCAAAGTCCAGGCAAATTCGACCGGTTTGACTGATGAATCTCGACTTGAGAAGGCGTATGAATCGGGCGTGGCAAGAATGTTATACAGAATGTGGATTTTGTAACCAAATTCTTCACCCTCAATATCGTTGCCGACGTTTGTTCGATACGAAAGGTTAAAACTCTTCGGTGGCTGGTCGTAATAAGACAATCCAGGAGCGACATGAGCGATTCCGTTGACTTTGTCGAACTCGTCCGGGTACGTAAACGCTTTGAGCTTCCCTACGAAATCGTTCGGAGACAAATTCTCCAAATACTTCACGCCATCGAGATAAAAGGATTTCAATTCTCCGCTTGGTGTTTCTTCAACATCGGTAAGCCCATTCCAAACTGCTACCGTACCGTCTTGAAGATAAAGGACGCCGTGATCAACACCAGTCTGGTAGACTCGATCGCCAACTTCATCCCAAACAAGAACGGCCATGTCACCTCCTTTCAACCTTTAGAACCCAGTTGCGCTCTTCGTTGAGCATTAAGTTCTCGATTCCGAGCAGCAAGTTCAGCACGACTCATCTTCTTGGGCTTTGCCTGTTTGATGTTACAAACCCGAATCAACGTAAACAATCGATTCAGATGCCAGTTCTCACATTCAAACGGAATCTGAAACGTGATCATCCAGTAGTAAATCAGCTCAGCGGTAATAACATCTCGGCTGCCGGGTGCACCAGGTGGTTCGTTAAACCACGTAGCCGTCATTTTAGCTTCGATATAGTTATTAATGGCAGTGACATTATCCTCACTAAGCTTGAGAAATACCTCGTCGGGAACGTCAGGAGTCAAGGTCATGAATTTTACGTAATCGAGTACCTCTTCGGTCGTTTTCTCAGCTTGACCGAGAAAGGCTTTTTCATGAACAGACTCCCATTTTGACAGTGAGACCAAAGAATGCTCAAGATGCAAAGTCACGTCGTCTCTAGTGACGAACTCTTGTGTTTGTTCGTCGAACATTTCGACACCAGGAACAACAATAGTGAGCATTCTCTAGTCTCCTATCAAATTCACGGACCGAAGAGCGCGATCACAGCGTCCGGAGTCGGAAGAGCTGCTTCGACGGACGCTTTGCCGTACAGCAGATCCTCGAGTGCTGTGAGATCCGCTGAATCCACGATTGTTGAATCAATGACAATCAAAGAGGTTGGCTTGTGACCGGTCACCGGGGCAGGAGTAGACGTAACGTCCCAGCTGAACGAGATTGCCTCCGGCGAATCGTTGATCGTTGCATAGGCCTTCTCTGACGGAGCCGCCTGGCAACCATACAGTAGATGCAACTTATAGCCAAACTCTGTTCCGTCGACATCGTTTCCGACCCTGGTCCGATAGCTCAGGCCGAACATCTTCCGACCCTGCTGACCAATGGCCACACCCGGCGAGGGGAGAGCGGTGCCATCGCACTGTCCGAATTCCTCCGGATACGTGAATGCCTCGATGGTTGCTCCGAACTCTTCTGCAGAAACCATGTTCAGGTACTTGATGTTGTCCGCATACTGCGGGGAAGATTCAGCGCCGGACGGCGATTCAGTGACCGTTGTAAGACCATTCCAAGCGAAACCGGTGTTATACACACCCGTGTCGTCCGGAAGATACAGAACGCCATGGTCTACACCAGTCTCATATAGCCGTTCACCGACCTGGTCCCAGGTCAAGGGAGCCATTTTTGTCCTTTCCTTTAGAAGTATACGTTATACACGTCGTGATTTAAGTTATCGACCGTATAAAATCGATTAAATAAACTCATCGGCAGTGAAGCCACTTTTTCTGGAATTTCGCTATCCGGATCTTGATCGATGACCGTAATCGCGTATCTCAACTTATGATTATATACAATGTCATCTGCAAATTTGGTATTAGCAAAGTCACGTTTATAGATAATACAGGGGTATTTTAACTGGATATTAGTAGGTGGCTGAAAATACACGTTTGGTGCAAGAGTTTCAAGGAGTTGGTGCAACTGCAGGCGTTGGGCCATTGTACACCTCCCCCAATCTCAGAATAAGGCGAGGACTTTGCACTTCGACGCTCGAAACCGTCCACAAAGTCCCCGCCCATTCCACATAACGAATGGCAAAGAAGTGCTCGTTGGCATATGCATCGGCCATGATACTGATCGAATTTTGAACACTGAGATCGGCATTAAGATTCTCACCTTCCCGGAGATATCTTGCATTTCGAATAACATCCCCGTAATAAGATTGTTCAATAATCTCATCGGCCCAAACGCCCGGTGCTTTTTCTACTGATTGACCGTAACCAATACGTCCGAAGAACCTTGCCATGGTAACCTCTCTTACGGCTTCTTCGTAAGCACCAGAGCAGATCGGATCTTCGTCAGAGCACCCGAGACACGCGTCTCATAGAGATACTTGTACTGGTTGTAGTCAATATCGAAGTCGTCGAAGAAGGTCACGTCACCGCCGTTGTCTGCGCCGATCGTGTAGTCCTTCAAATTCACGATGATTCCGATTAGATCAGTCTCCTGCTCCATGACTTCGACATAAACGATCGACGAAACACCCATTGCTCCAGCAAGCTCAGAGGTGCTGTTGTACATACGGCGACCCATTCCGTCCTTTGTCAAAAGCAGCGAAGTGACGAACGGAAGAGTCGTATAAAACGTCGGCGATCCCGAACCCTTGTACTGGCCCATGTTCGTGATAATGGCGTCAACCACTTCACCCGGGCTCGAACCGGCATCCGTAAGATCAACTTCGATCTTTGCCGAATAGAGATCGTGATCGAGCATGATCGAGCGAATTCCTGCACCCTCCGGAGCTCCTGCCGGGTCCTTGATCTTGTCTGCACTCGAAACGTTACGCCCATCGCCGATAAGAACCGCGCGCGCGAGCTCCTCATCGAGCATAAGGCGCATCTCACCCTTGAGCCAAGTGACAACATCGAAATCGGTGATATCGACGATATCGTCCCGATCCAGCTGCTGCTTCTTGTACACCGTCGAGGGGGTCGTAACACGAGAGACGAGTCCGAAGAATTCTTCCTTCTTCAGATTACCCTTGACATAACCGAGGGCCCGAGCGGTATCCACGGTGATGTCTGCCACGATCGACTTGATGCGGGAAAACGGCGAATGCTTGGTTCCGTTGATGACCGAAGAAACCCACTCCATTCTCCGCTGATCGAATTCGGGAGTCTGAGTGACATTACGAGCATCCGGGAACAGGACATCGATGTCTGTGATACCATGCTCCAAAGCATACGCCTCGACTGCGTGCTTCAGTGAACCGTGCTTCTGAGCGTCAGCGACAATTCCCTTGATCGCGTCATGAGAAAGAACGTGAGTTTCCTCGTCTTTCTTGTCGCCTCCGCTCTGCTCCTCGAAGACATTGCGAGTCATGCGCCGTCCTTCCTCCTCATTTTTGTCATCACTATGAACGAGTTCCTTCTCCTCTTCCTTCTCTTTCTCTTCCTCTTCGGAATCTTCGGAGTCGGAATGAGCAGCCTCTTTAAGAGTCTGAGTAGAGCTCTCAAGCGCGGCGCTAATCATATAGTGGACAACATCCTGCTGTTCAGGAGTCATCGAATCATAAACATCCTTAACGGTTGGCTCACCGCTGGAATCACCACTGGAATTTGACGAACCATCAGCGTGATTAAGCTCGAGACCAGTATAGATAATGGCTTCATCTTCCAACGTAACCATGTCGCCGTCGGCATGAGCCAAAGTAATGTTATCGATAAGAGCGCCAGGATTAGCTCCCGACAGCACAAGACTTAGCTCGCGAATAAAGCCATGAAGAACCTGCTTCGCCTTCTCCGTGAGCTGATTAGCGTAGATAGACAGCGACTTGATATCACCGTGCTCTACTAGTGTTCGAGCATTCTTTGCCGCATCGGTATCGTTGAAGAAACCATAGGCATAAACACCATCTTCACGATGCTCGAGCGTCGCGTAGCCAAGCACGTTGCTGGGCTCGTTGTGATTATGCTGCCAGACCAATGGAACTGTTTCTTTATCTTGGTGTTTGAACGCATCTGGCATGATGGTCCGACCAT